CATACGATGGATTAAGAACAGCTGACCCAATTGGAGGAACAGCAGTGAATTGTAAACGTACCGGAACATAGACATATATTTTTCGGTCGACTATTACGTTTCCAGATGGAGGAGGGCAGGAAAATTGCATTGCTGAATTCGCTATAGATGTTGTAGTAAATGCTTTCCATGTTGTCTGCGATCCACATTTTAAGACGGCATACTCTCTATGATTTTCTATCATGGTTCGGGGATCTCTCACACAAACGGGTGTTACTGGTTCGAATGATAATGACATAATGATCTATATTAAATCAACATATTTATTTTAGGAGTTAGTCTTTGTATAAATCTTTTTTCAAAAACGCCAACTTTATACTCGCTTGTTGTCCGATTGATAGTTGAATAAATTTGAAGATCTATTTTTTGCAAAGAATTATCAGAATTCATGTCAGCTAATCGATATTGTGCCGTTGGTAAATAATATGCAATTGATCGAGATGTTCCTGCGGCACCCTCTATTTCAGGAACAAAATCTGAAAGAATTGGATAGGATACACTAACACCATCTTGATTAATATTCACATAACTTGCCTGATTATTCACTCCTGGTATATATTCATTTCTGATTGGAATTGTGTTCGTCGAAACAACGATACTATGTAAGCTCGACCAATATTGAAGAACAGAATATTCTTGGGTAAATTTATAATAACCAGGTAAGGTTGGAAGATTTGGAAATGCTGCAGCAGCTGGCTGAGCAATACCATTCGGATAATAAAATGTTTCTGGCGTTGATGTAAATGATCCGTTGAAGATAAAATAATAATCATTTCCTTGAAGGGCATTATACTGATACAGTGACGTATTAAAACTACTAAGATATTTTTGGAGAGCGGCGTTCATAAATATTGTTGGTGTAATAGTTGCTGGCGCAGTAACATTCACAAAATAAGTAGGAACAATCAAGGAAATTAAGTTAGTAGTAGGATCAAGATAAAAATATGGTTGCATGTATGTAGGAAATAGCGCTTTTAATCCAGAAAGATTCCAAGCAACACCTAAGGCACTATTAATCATATTCAAAAATTGCTGATACGTGTAAATAAAATAATACGGTGTGATAATTTGTAATGGACGATCTTGTTTAAATCCTGCAGGAAGTGTGTCAATGGTATAGGGATTTTGTGCAAAATATTCGATATTAATTGGAAAACGCGCCGTGGTTCCGTTTCCATATTCAATTCCAATAATAAATGGAGTTAAATCAATATCTTCGTTACCGGCACCTAATACTTGTGTTTGATTTGGAACAATTGGGCAGATCATCAAAGGAATATTTTCCATCGGAATAGTAAATCGGACAATGCTACAATAATAATCAGAACATCTATCTAAAATTGGTTCTGTTTTTGTGACATTGTATTCACCATTTTGTGGCTCTTCACCAGTTAAATACACTCTAGATTGATTATTGACAGGAGGTGGTCCTGGTGGTGTTGGCCATCCTTCATCGCCTTTAATATATCCTGGATTTTTGTGATCCATGACAACATTGACATAAACATTATCAACTGTCTTCTCTATTGACTGAATTCTTGATTCTAATTGGTAGTTTTTATTTTGCTGTTGCATCATATAAGCTTGACGATATTGTGCGTTGTTCATCGAATCTAATTATACAGTATAAAATTAAATTTCGATAATATACTCTGGCTGAATATATTCTTCGTAATCTGGCGGAGTATCAATTGTCAACAAAGTAACGAATTCGTCGGGAGAAATATTGTATTTTTTACAAAATGCGGTAAGATATTCGTGATATTGGTCATCATCCATTGTACGGCAAAACAAACGGACACAAACATGTCGACCGCAAGTTGACGTCCCTTTTTCTCTCTTCTGGTATGCATATTCATTATATGTTAATTCATAAGGAGAATTATCTAAAAGTACTGACAGATAAGGCTTATCTTCGTAATTATTTTTTGCAAATTCTTTTGGAACATAATCTAAACTATCGTCTGGGTATCCTCCATAGCTATTAAAATAACTGACAGTATTTGGATCCAGCTTCCATAAACATGTCCAATGCCCATAACTCTTCTTGGCTTCTACCAATAATACACACGCACCGTATGGACCAAGAACTTCGTCGATAGATCGGTATTTATGGAGATTTGGATATAATACCAAATTAAACTTACCATCAAGCAAATTAAATATATCTTTGTTAGATAAGGAATATGCTTCATATCGTTTGATTATACTCATCGCTATAATTAAACAATATTTATAATATGTATGCACCATGTTCATGAAGTACGAACATCGGATAAGATTTACAGATTCTAACCCATCTTGACTTTAATGATAAAATTCCGTCGATCTGTTTATTATTTAGGCCAAAATATGTTTTCAAAGAATATCGAATCTGCTGAGAAGATCCGCACTTTGGAAAAACTGTTAACATATTTAATTCATTCATGATTGTTCTTGCCAGCTTCTTCTCATTTGGGATTACTAAATGATTGGTAATAATCATGTTACAATTTAACTTTCGCCCAACTTCCATGGCATCTGTTAGTAATTTATTTACTTCCTTTTTAACGGCATCTGAATGGACAGTAGATACATCGTCAAATATTAGTAAACTACCTTCTAGAAAACTTGGATCCTTTGTAATATCGACTGGCTGTTCTATTAATTTTTCATTTAGTTCAATGACAATTGCGCCATCTAAATCAGCGAATGCGTCGTCATCTTCCGGCTTAGTTCTAGAAAAAATTAATATTGGAATTTTTGGATACACTGCCCGAAACTCTGCTGCTAGATTAGTTGCCATCGTCGACTTACCAGAACCGGATGGACCAGCAATATATTCTACAAAACGGGAATTTAAATCTGGAACTGGATACAATTTCTTTGGCGCCGGATAATCAAAGAAAAGCGCTCCTTCTTCCTCTTCATCACTATCATAATTTCGACCTCTAGTTCTGCGTCGTTTCGGTTTCGGTGGCTCTAAATCTGGGTCAACAACTCCAAGATATACTCTAGTATTATCTAACATGGCGATCGGCTTACCAGCATTTATATCTAACATATTTTCTAATATAATATTATGGAAGAATAAAAGTTATTTGCACCTATCAGCATTTCGGATGTCTTATACCTATATAGGTATAAGACATTTTGGATATTTCATATATCACCAAGATATTTTAAAATATCTTTTCTAATTCTATAGAAAATGAACAAGTTAAATAAACCGGTTCTCGAACTTGACAAAGACGAATTTAAGTACACACAGACGCCAATCGGAGGACCATTGTACAAACATAATGTCAAGAAAGGAGGCCGTCCTCGTGTGGAAGATGACAAAAAAAAGAAGCCAACCGACAAAATTAAGTGCGAAGTTTGCGGAAAAGAATACATTCGAAGTGGGGCTACGAAACACAAACGCACTGTGTTCCATCTAGAAAGATTACGCATAAACAAAAAGCTACTTGATCTGTTGGTTAATTAAAATATTTATTGGATATATAATGCATACATTTTACGAGATAGATGATTGGATTAAGAAACGCCTTGAACAGTTACACGAAGATTTATATAATATTAACCAACAAACGAATAAGCATGAAGTCGGAACTCGTGAATTTTATGATTTATGGCAGATGCGTAACGATATTGTTATGGAGATAGATGTATTAGGAATGGTATCCAAAAAAAATACACGAAAAGAAAAATATGAATCTTTTATTTTAAATAGATCCATTGATTTTACATCGAAGCGATGGAAATTAAAAAAAGAATTAGACAAATTAAAAATTGTACCTGCAACTGACGAAACAACCGAAAAAATATCTAAAATAAAAACTAAAATACAAAAATATGATACACTTGAAGAAATTTATCGCAAAGAATATAACAAAATATCGAATAATCCGAGAATATATGGAAGTATTTGAAAAAGGAACTGTTGACATATTTTTTGGCTGCATTATTCGAAGAAATGTAGGAAAATGAAATCTCTATTTAGTATATAATGACATCATATTGCAATAACAACCACGAATTAACATACTGTGAACAATGTGCCGCATGTAACGGTAGTTTTTTAGTAATACCTGAAAAAAAAGTATGTGCTTGCTGCATCCATGATCTGGCACTTAAATTCAAAGAAAAAGAGAATTTCTGTCAAGAACATGGTGACCCAATTCAAATGATTGTTGAAAAATTAAATGAACATGCCAAGGCAATCAATGCACTCGATGGCCATTTGCAAAAGCTGCTTTCTCTTGTAGTGCCTCCAGTTACTATTCAATAATTTTGATTAAAATTATTAAATTATAATTGTTCTTTTCTCCGTTTTTCGGCAGCCTCTTCGTCAACGTATTTATATTTTTCTTTCTGTCGATAT